AGGTAGTTTGTTCTTTGATAATGGTAGCCGTATCGTATCAGCCACGACAACTGAAAATACTGGTCGTGGTATGTCTATCACGTTGTTATATCTTGACGAATTCGCATTCGTAAGACCAACAATTGCTGAACAGTTCTGGACTTCTATCACTCCCACTCTAGCAACTGGTGGTAAGGCTATCATTACAAGCACTCCTAATAGTGACGAAGATCAATTCGCATTGATATGGAAGGGTGCTAACAAAACTGAAGATGAGTTTGGTAACAAGACGGATGTAGGTAAAAACGGATTTAAGGCTTATAGAGCATATTGGCATGAACAACCTGGTCGTGATGAGGCATGGGCTGAACAGATGCGCAGCCAATTGGGTCTAGATCGTTTCAATCGTGAAATAGGTTGTGAATTCATTATTGCAGATGAAACACTAATCAATCCTAACACTCTTATTATGTTAGAGGGTATAGAACCAATTGATCGTATGGGTCAGGTTCGCTGGTATAAGAAACCAATGAAGGGTAATATCTATGTAGTAGGGTTAGATCCAAGTCTAGGAACAGGAGGAGATCCGTCAGCCATACAGGTTTTCGAAGCAAATACTACAACACAAATTGCAGAATGGAAACACAATAAAACAGATATACCAAATCAAATTAAATTATTAGCAGAAATTAATAAGCATATTGTAGAATGCACAGGTGAACCAAACAATGTTTATTATAGTTTAGAAAATAATTCAATAGGTGAAGCTGCATTAATTTCCTTAAATGAGTTTGGAGAAACTAATGTCCCGGGAATTTTCTTAAGTGAGCCAGGCAAAAAACGTAGAGGATATAATACAACTCATAAGGTTAAACTTACTGCTTGCGCTAAGTTTAAAACTTTATTAGAAAGTAAAAAGATGAAATTACATAGTAGGTCGTTAATATCGGAACTTAAAACTTTTGTAGCAGTTAATAATACGTATGAAGCAAAAGTTGGGGAAACTGACGATCTAATTATGGCAAGTCTATTAATTGTACGCATGGTACAACAATTAACTGATTTTCACTATGATCTAGAAAATCATGTACGTGACCATGATGAATTTATTGCCCCACTTCCCTTTTTTGCTGTCTTAAGTTAGATTTTGGCATAAATATTGTTATGCCTATTAATCAAGAAACTTTCAACAGTAATCTTTACGATTTATTAAAAACAAGGGGTTTAAACCCTATTCCAATGGATAGCAAGGGACAAAACTTGCCAGTCCCACAAGAAGCAGACGTTTTTAAAGTGCAGTTTGAAGATGGTGATGCTTGGATTACAATAGATGATGCTAGACAATTGACAGTTTACTATAATGACGAACTTTTAGAGTCTGGTCAAAGTGAAGAATTTTCTAACTTATTAAAACATCTTAAAAATTGGGCACAACGCAGGCAATTAGGTTTTGAATTAGTCAACCGTGATCATTTGGCTAGTGACATGGCTAAGAGGGAGCATATGAAGAAAAAAGAACAACTGGGTGAAGCATATCACCCAATGGGTAAAAAGGCAAGTTACAGTGATAATATTCCTGCTGTAAAGATTATTTTACAACATACTCGTCCCATTGAAGAAGGCGAACAACGCTACCGCAATATAGCTAAAATTTTTGTAGAAAATATTGAAGGAGAAAGATTTTTATTACCTACAACACGTCCAGGCATAGCAAGAGTTTATGCTAGACACGTTGCAGAAGGTGGTACACCATATGATGATCGTGGTACACATATTACTACTTTGGTTGAAGAGTATACTAAAATGGCAGGATTTGTTCGTGCTACAAAGAACGGACAATTTAATGAATCTGCACAACGTTTAGTTAATGAAGGTATTAACCACTACATGAGTTTACGTGAAACACTATCACGTATGATTAGTCGTCGTGGATATAACAAATACTTTGAAAGTTATACTCCAGTATTAAATGAAGAATCAGAAGATGCAAATAATTTAAATGAATTATTTGTTCAAGAAACATTAGATCCACGTATAGAAAGCGTGTTACCAATACTTAAAAAATTAAGTAAAAACATAAATGAAATGAATGTAGTAAAGGAATTAGATGAGTGGGCTCAATCTATAACTGAAATAGAAGATGAAACAACAAAAACATTGGCAGAACCTGCTGATAAAATGTTAGATGAAGAAAAACCTGAACTATATTTCGTTACAAAAAAAGATTCTAATCATGTTGTAGGTACTTGGGACGGACAACATTTTAAACCATTTGATAGATCCAAGTACCCTTCAGGTACAATGGATATGGTACCTAATGATTGCATGATAGATAAGGCAGACGGTCCTGTAAGTGATAAAGATATTAGCATGGCTAAAGCTTTAGGTGAAGGTACAAACATAACTTACTTTTATATAAAAGTAGACGGTAAGCCAAAATTTAAATCACGTAATAAAGTAACAGCAGAAAAGTATTTAAAAGATATGATGAATGATCCTAATTTTAAAAACAAGAAAGTTGAATTAGAAGTAAAGGATGAATTTCAAGGATCAATGGAAGAAAACTTAGATGAGATTAACTTAGGTAAAACTGGCAAGGCACTAGCTGCAACAGCTGGACTTGCTGCGGCAGGTATTGGTGCAGAGCACCAAATGAAAATGCCTAGCCTTGCACAAATTGAAGCAGACCCGAACTATGCTTACATGTATACACAAAATTTAGCGAACGATCCAAAGTATAGAGAAGCCATACAAACTTATATCACTACAAGAGATGAAGAAATGGCAAGCCCAGGTAGTTATAGACCAAGTCATTTAAAAAACCTATCTGGTAATGTAACTGATCAACAAATACGTGTTTGGACTGATACGCTTGATCAATATAAAGCAAAACAACCCACAATGTGGAACAAGATTAAAAATAAAATTAAAGGTTATTTAGCAAATCCAATGGGCAAGGTAAATGAAGCACCAGGCGAAGAAACATTAGCACATAATCAATCAACTGAAAAATCAAATTTAAAAGCATTTGATTTAGATGAAGGTTTTAGTCCAAGTCAAGAAGTTGCCGATCAAATAATTGATAGTTTGGGGGGTGACAAACAATTGACTATAAATGATGTTTATCGTGCTGTAGAAGAATATCAGAGTATGATGGATAATCCACATAAAATAGATATTGATGATGTTGTTCAAATTGTAATTGATCGCATGAATATCGGTGAACTAGATGAAGATTTAAATGCTAACCAAAAACGTGCAGGTCAATTAGGCCCAACTGAACCAGTAGGTAAAAATGAAAAGAACCTACGCGGCAAATTAGTTGGCGCTAGCGAAAGTGTTGAAATGGAAAGATTAAAAACACTTTCGGGAATAAAGTAATATTTTTTACACACTCTACGGTCATATATACTATTGACACACATTGATATTCGTGTAGAATATCAGTATGTGTCAAGTTGTCTCCGACAACTAAACACAAAACATAATTAGGCTCATATTAGGCACAACATAAAGGAGATACATATATGGCTAGTCTAGCAGATATCCGTGCGCGTATTGCCGCACAAGAAAGTAAGAAATCAGGTCAGGGTCAACGCGCCCAATCAGACAATGCAATCTATCCACATTGGAATATGGAAGAAGGTACAACTGCTACCATTCGATTCCTTCCAGATGCAGATTCAAAGAATACATTCTTTTGGGTAGAACGTCAGATTATCAAGTTGCCATTCAATGGCGTCAAAGGTGATCCGCAGCATAAGCAAGTAGTTGTACAAGTCCCATGCGTAGAAATGTATGGTGACAATTGTCCTATCTTAGCAGAAGTTCGTCCTTGGTATAAAGACGATACTCTCAAAGAAATGGCAAACAAATATTGGAAGAAGCGCAGTTATCTTTTCCAAGGTTTTGTTCGTCAGAACCCAATCGGTAATGATGTGACTCCAGCGAATCCAATTCGTCGTTTAGTTATTAGCCCACAGATTTTTTCAATTATTAAGGCTAGTTTGATGGATCCTGAAATTCAAGAACTACCAACTGATTACATGCGTGGTCTTGATTTCAATATTAAAAAGACTAGTAAGGGTGGATACGCTGATTATTCAACATCGAATTGGTCGCGCCGTGAAAGTCCATTAACTGAAGCAGAACAGGCCGCTATTGATGCACATGGTCTTTTCAATCTTGCTGATTTCTTGCCAAAGAAGCCAAGCGAAAGCGAACTGCGTGTTATCAAGGAAATGTTCGAGGCTTCAGTAGATGGTAAACCCTACGATACAGATAAGTTTGGTGCATACTATCGTCCATATGGCGTAGATGCTCCCGCAGGTTCTGAAAAGCCTGTAACTGAAACTTCAACACTAACTGTTACTTCAAAACAACAGGTAGTAGAAGATGATGAACCTGAAAAGGCAAACGATCCAGTAGTTGTCCCAAAGGCTACTTCTAGCGATAAGGCACAGGACATTTTAGCGATGATCCGTGCTAGACAGCAGAAGGGCTAATAAAGTTTGGGGAGAGGTAAAACTCTCCCCTCTCCTAAACTGAGGAAACTACCATGACACTACCAGACGAAAGATACCGCGCACTAAAGCAAGGAAAGAAGTTGCTAGAAGAACTATGCGATCCGGGCAAGACGCCTAGGGTGCCGAGCATCGTCCGTGATCGTGCGCGTGGTGCATTGCGACACTATCCAAATGACTATGAACTTGATCGTATCGCGGACAGTTGTCCTGATATGCTTGACAAAATAGCATTCAATGATAGAATCGCTAAACGAAATATTTTGAAATAAGGAGGCCACGTGGCTAAACCATTTGATGTTAGTAAATTTAGAAAAGATATTACAAAGAGTATTGAAGGTCTCAGCATTGGTTTCAATGATCCTACTGACTGGATCAGTACTGGTAACCACGCTCTCAATTATCTTATTAGTGGAGACTTCAACAAGGGAGTCCCACTAGGTAAGGTAACTGTATTTGCAGGTGAATCAGGCTCAGGCAAGAGTTATATCTGCTCTGGCAATCTTGTTCGTCACGCACAACAGCAAGGCATTTTCGTTGTATTGGTTGATACTGAAAACGCACTTGATGAAGATTGG